ATGTTAGTTAGTAAAAGCAACGGATTTAACGCTAGCGCAGTTTTGGGTAGTGGAAGTTATAATGAAAATAAATCTTCTAAACACATGGAGCTACTAGCTCATAGTATTTTAAAATTAATTTGTAAGGAAGCTGCATCAGAGACGTATCGCGGTGCTCTTGAAACTTTACAAAAAATGATGTCTGAATGTATATATCAAGAAGGCAACGCCTTTGTCATTATGGGAGCTGGAGAACAATTAAAACGTATTAAATATGAAGTTGGTGAAAATAACTTAAAGGTATTCAACGTACACTTTAATAATAATCACGAGTTAGTTAGTTCTGGTGAGCCTGACGTAATATGTTTAAGCAAGCAGGTCTGGGAAAATCTTCTCATTAAACTAAAGCTGGAAAACAATGAAAATGTGTTTTCTGAAACTAAAAAATTATCGAATAAAAATAATGCCGATCAGTTTTTTGAATGCGCTAAAAGAAATGAACAGAACCTTTTCGATAATATAAGAAAAAGTGATTTTCATGTTGGTTTACTTAAGCCAAGTAGTACGCGTAGTGTTATTTTAGAAACGCCGCCAAATGTCTGTATGGAATCACGTAATTCATATGAAAACAAAATAGATGAGATTTCATCTTTGTCAGAGTCAAAGGAACACCCCATAGATATTCAAGAAAAAAAAGATGCGTTTGTGAATGAGTTCAAGGGGATATTATTTGATAAAAATGGAAGGTCTTCAGAGTTTCTACTTAATTTTTATGAATGTTGCTATGAGTTTTTACCAAGAGCGCAGCCTCAGGATAAAATCGAAAGCTATAATTCAGCACTGCAAGCTTTCTCCATCTTTTGTTCATCTACGTTGATACATAATAATATAGGCTTTGATTTCAAATTATTTCCAGAAGTCAAACTGTGTGGGGAAAATCTTGAAACGGTATTCAAATATAAAAATGGCGATGATGTCCGGGAGATAGCCAAAATTAACATTACTCTCCAAAAAGAAGAGGATGGTTTATATAATTTAGGTGGATTGGATTTTAAGGGATGCTTCTTTTCTGGACAGAACTTCAGTAACTATGATATTCAATATGTGAACTGGGGAACGTCATTGTTTGATCTTGATACTCCGTGTATTTTTAATGCGCCTGCTTACAACAAGAGTAATGAAAAATCATTAAAACCTGTGAGCGAAAACGGTTTAAGTGGAGTCTTGACTGATCGTAATAATAAAATAAAACTCATCACGGGCGTGGCACCATTCGATGATATTTTATTTATGGATGATGACTTTGATGATAGTTCCTCTGAGGATGATCCCGTTGAGAATAGTCCTGTTGTGACTAGTCCCGTTGTATCAAGTTCTAAAAGCAGTTTTCAATGATTAATAAATGGCTATTTTTACAAAGAGATAATAACGTAGATTGAAACAATATGTATTATTGATTGATTAAACGGGATTATTTTTTACACTACAACCATTTTGCTGCCACTACCAAAGAAAAAGGGGCTACGCTTTCACGTAACCCCTTGATTTATTTGTTGAGCTGGCGGTGTCTGAATTGGTGCTGTAATTGGTTGAAATATTTATTCTAATGTCTGGTTCAACTTTCCTTAGCTGCCTGAAAGTTTTTTTGATCTTACCCATCAATAATAGGGTTACGGTACACCACGCCTGACTGATGAACTGCGTGCTCAGGGTTACCTCTTCAACGTAAAACCGTGGCAGGAGGTCCGGACTGAAAAAACTGCTCAGGACATTATCGGCGGTGGACGCACGGGTAGTCTGTAAACCGAACCGACTGGGGCGCAGTATGTGGCATCTTGTCGTGCTGTTGGAGGAGCTGTGCAAACGTGGTATTAACTTTCGTGCTCTGGCCCAATCTATATTTGCCCAACAATGGGGGGACGAATGCTGTAAAAGTAAAAGAATCTGCGATCTCAAAGTTATTGTGTGATTTTTATGTGAGCAGAAGATATTCATCAGAAACGATTATGTAAATCATTTTATTTTGCCGACGACCTGATTGTCGAAAGAAAAGAATACCCCCGTATTCCCTGAATAGATTGACTTTTTTATCCAACCATACTTCAGCGCACTGCGTTTAAAAAATGCTTCTTTCTTATGTGGAATATCATCATTTCATCATGATGTCTTTGATGAGCGGTGAACACAATACACTTGCGCTGTCTCTTCAGGATGAATCCCCTGGTCTGGTGCCTGTGGGCTGATGTTGCAGCAGAGCTAAGGTCGCTTAAACGCTACTCAGTATTCACTTTTCAGAGGATGAAATTTATGAACAGGACCAGTCCCCATTATTGTCGCCGCTCAGTACTTTCCTTATTGATATCTGCCTTGATATATGCCCCGCCCGGTATGGCGGCCTTCACTCCTGATGTTATTGGTGTGGTAAACGATGAGACTGTAGATGGCAACCAAAAAGTGGATGAACGAGGTACAACAAATAACACTCATATTATCAACCATGGCCAGCAGAATGTTCATGGCGGGGTATCTAATGGAAGTCTTATTGAATCTGGTGGATATCAAGATATAGGAAGTCATAACAATTTTGTGGGGCAGGCTAATAATACAACCATTAACGGTGGCAGACAGTCAATTCATGACGGGGGTATTTCCACAGGTACGACAATCGAGAGTGGCAATCAGGACGTTTATAAAGGGGGTATCAGCAATGGAACGACAATTAAGGGCGGTGCTTCACGCGTAGAGGGAGGGAGTGCGAATGGAATACTCATTGATGGTGGTAGCCAGATAGTAAAAGTTCAAGGGCATGCTGATGGTACAACGATAAATAAGTCTGGCTCTCAGGACGTAGTACAAGGAAGTCTGGCAACGAACACAACCATAAATGGTGGTCGACAGTATGTTGAACAGAGCACAGTAGAAACAACAACCATTAAAAATGGCGGTGAGCAAAGAGTATATGAGAGCCGTGCGCTGGACACGACGATTGAAGGCGGAACTCAGTCTCTGAATAGTAAGTCAACGGCAAAAATTACGCAGATCTATTCTGGTGGCACGCAAATTGTTGATAACACCAGCACCTCGGATGTTATTGAAGTTTATTCCGGTGGCGTGCTTGATGTTAGTGGTGGTACGGCAACAAATGTTACCCAGCACGATGGTGCAATTTTAAAAACAAACACTAACGGTACGACGGTGAGCGGTACGAATAGTGAAGGTGCATTCTCCATCCACAATAAAGTGGAAGACAATGTGTTGCTGGAAAATGGAGGCCATTTAGAAGTATCTCATTCCGCAAACAAGACGATTATTAAAGATAAAGGAACAATGTCAGTTTTAACGAATGCTAAAGCTGATGCGACCCGAATAGATAATGGCGGGGTTATGGATGTTGCAGGAAACGCGACAAATACCATAATTAATGGTGGCACACAGAATCTTAATAATTATGGCATAGCCACAGGCACCAATATCAACAGCGGAACGCAAAATATCAAAAGCGGTGGGAAAGCTGACACAACAATTATATCCTCCGGGAGCCAGCAAGTTGTTGAGAAAGATGGTACGGCAATTGGCAGCAATATTAGCGCCGGAGGCTCGCTGATTGTCTATACCGGCGGTATTGCACATGGGGTTAACCAGGAGACGGGCAGTGCTTTAGTTGCCAACACGGGCGCAGGGACTGATATTGAAGGATACAACAAGCTCTCTCACTTCACTATTACCGGAGGGGAGGCTAATTATGTTGTGCTGGAAAATACCGGCGAACTGACGGTAGTGGCTAAAACCTCGGCGAAAAATACTACCGTTGATGCTGGCGGTAAGCTGATTGTCCAGAAGGAGGCTAAAACAGATACCACCAGACTTAATAATGGTGGCGTTCTGGAGGTTCAGGACGGTGGTGAGGCTAAGCATGTTGAGCAACAATCCGGCGGCGCATTAATTGCTTCCACAACTTCCGGAACCCTTATCGAAGGAACCAACAGTTATGGTGATGCTTTCTACATCAGGAATTCAGAAGCTAAAAATGTAGTGCTGGAAAACGCTGGCTCATTAACAGTCGTCACTGGTTCCCGGGCAGTTGATACGATTATTAATGCCAACGGCAAAATGGATGTTTATGGAAAAGATGTTGGCACTGTACTTAATAGTGCTGGCACCCAAACAATATATGCCAGTGCCACTTCTGATAAAGCAAATATCAAAGGTGGCAAGCAAACGGTATATGGTTTAGCCACTGAGGCAAATATTGAAAGTGGTGAACAAATTGTTGATGGTGGGTCAACTGACAAAACGCACATCAATGGCGGCACACAAACCGTTCAGAATTATGGTAAGGCGATCAATACCGATATCGTCTCTGGCCTACAACAAATTATGGCAAACGGGATAGCGGAAGGTTCCATTATTAATGGGTGTTCACAGGTAGTTAATGAGGGCGGTCTGGCTGAAAACTCGGTGCTTAATGACGGCGGCACACTCGATGTGCGGGAGAAAGGCAGCGCAACGGGGATACAGCAGAGTAGCCAGGGCGCTTTGGTTGCAACCACCAGGGCGACGCGGGTCACAGGAACACGCGCGGATGGCGTCGCGTTCAGCATCGAGCAGGGTGCGGCGAACAATATCCTGCTGGCAAATGGCGGCGTGTTAACCGTGGAGTCAGACACCTCTTCTGACAAAACACAGGTCAATACGGGCGGACGGGAGATCGTCAAAACAAAAGCCACTGCGACAGGCACGACGCTCACCGGCGGCGAACAAATCGTCGAGGGGGTGGCGAATGAGACAACGATTAACGACGGCGGAATACAAACAGTTTCAGCTAACGGAGAGGCAATAAAAACAAAGATCAATGAAGGCGGTACGCTGACAGTTAACGATAATGGCAAAGCGACAGATATCGTCCAGAACAGCGGTGCCGCTCTCCAGACGAGCACGGCTAACGGTATTGAAATCAGCGGTACTCACCAGTACGGCACTTTTTCCATTTCCGGCAATTTAGCGACCAATATGTTGCTGGAAAATGGCGGTAATTTATTGGTATTAGCAGGTACCGAAGCTCGCGACTCCACGGTTGGCAGCGGTGGAGCCGCCAACGGCAGTTATCGCAGCAACGGGCTGGGCGGTCACATTGAAACCGGGATGCGATTTACCGATGGTAACTGGAACCTGACGCCGTATGCATCGTTAACGGGGGTTCACCGCTGATAACCCTGAATATCATTTATCCAATGGCATGGAATCGAAATCAGTCGATACCCGCAGTTTATATCGTGAACTGGGTGCAACGCTGAGTTACAACATGCGTCTGGGGAACGGTATGGAAGTTGAGCCGTGGCTGAAGGCGGCTGTGCGCAAAGAATTTGTCGATGATAACCGGGTGAAAGTGAATAGTGACGGTAATTTCGTCAATGATTTGTCGGGCAGACGTGGAATATACCAGGCAGGTATTAAAGCCTCATTCAGCAGTACGTTAAGCGGGCATCTTGGGGTGGGGTATAGCCATGGTGCCGGTGTGGAATCCCCGTGGAACGGGGTAGCTGGTGTGAACTGGTCGTTCTGACCATCAACGAAAAAGCCCACATCTGTGGGCTTTCATGTCACCAGGAGCCGCGGCTCCTTTGCGTATCCTTTTATGTCTCTTCACCGTCTGGTCGGTGTCCTGCTGAGACTGCTAACTTCCTGTTTTTATTGGTGTTGTCCTTATACCGTCCAATCATGATTGGCTGGCGGGAGTTGAACCCGCGTCCGAAATTCCTACATACCATTATTATTATGATAAAAACATATATTTATGTTTTAAAACAGCATATTAGTATTATTTGGTGTTTGTTTATTTTACGCATTTTTAATGCTCTGCCGCCAATTTGTCGCCAATTTGCAATTGTGCAATCAAGAGCCAGCTTGCTCTAATCGTTCAACGATATGGTTGATCTCGCTCAAGCCTGCGAGCCTGACGATCTCAGATGAACGTATTTTGGGGAATGAGTCACGGATATGATGTGCAAAAAGGAAAACTGCACTTGATGGTGTTTGGTTTCTAACTACAGCTTCTCGCAGTACCTCATGTACAGGTTTTGAGTATTCCTTGCAAGAAGATAGCAGATACTCGAATTCCTCAAATGATATGCAGAAAATGTTCTCATCAGGTATTTGATATTCTTCTGAATGCCTATCTCGGATTTTTTTCATTTCGATGTTAGCATAGGATTTATTTAGAAATGTACCATTTCCAAGGAATAAATTTTTATAAGTAAGACATAAAATGTAGGACTCTTTTTTAAAAGAAAAATTTTGGTTACCTTTTTTAATTAGCTCTCTATTTACTGAGTGTGCTTGTTCTATAGTTTTTAATACGGAGCTTTTTATATTGGCAGAAATATCCCCTGGTCGTAGTGTAACCATTCCCTTTTGGTTTATCTCAACACCTTTAGCATCGATGAAAATGTTAGCTTCATCATGAGGTAGTAGAAAATCTACAACTTTATTCTCTTGAGGTAGATATTCTTTTAAATTTCCTTCAGCAATATAAGCAATTCCACTTTCATCTAATAGCTGGTTGACTGCATTTTCGAAAACTCGCCCAAATTTGTCCATGAACGATTCTGCATCATCTCTGCGAAGCAAATCATATATAAAGGTTTGTATACTGGTCGAAGTTAGCTGCGTATGTATTTGGTGATAATTTCCTTCGAATTTGATGAAAGGTTTTTCTAAGAAAGGCGATGGAGCATAATATTCTACTAAAGGTGTCTCATTATCTTTTGTACAGCAAAACCGAGCTAGTTCTTCGTAAGGGATAGATATAGTATTCAGAAATTTCTCGATTGTATCTTTAGGTATTACGGAGTAAAGAGCTGCGAAAGAATCTATTGTTATTTTCTTTACTGGTGCTTGTAAGGTAACGAGTGATACTAACACAAATGATAGTTTTAGAAAATCGTTTATATCAACATCAGTAAGTTCTTTGAATCTACGCTTGATTCTATTGTTGTCATCTAAGGAAGAAAACAAGAAAACTTGTCTGCTAATTGTATTTAAAGCATCTAATCTTTGATAAATACCTTGTTGATATAACGTATTTCTAAGGAAAAAGTTAATCCCTTTGTCTATATTTTCCAGACCAGTTGGAATTATACTTAGTTCCTCATATGCTCGTTGTAGCAACCTGACAGCACCAGGTCTGTCAATATGTTTAAATTTCCGTTTTTTACCCAGCGCACTGGCGGACCATTTAATGCATAAATTCACAACCCATGGTAGGTGTTGTAACATTTCAAGCTGATTGTTAAATTTCTGGAGGTTATAATCAAGGCAATGTGTTATAAACTCGTTTGGATTGACGCTTTGAATACTTGCTTTTACCGCATTTAATCTGAGTTGGATAACTGCATCGGAAACTGATTTCAATCTTTTCATCGTTAAATTTACCATTTTAAATTAAACAGTGGGTTTTTTGTTACCGCATCTTCTAGGTGGTCAGGGGAAAAGTGGGCATAAATCATCGTCATTTTTATATCCACATGGCCCAGAATATCGCGTAGTACCAGTATGTTTCCGCCGTTCATCATAAAATGGCTGGCGAATGTATGACGTAATACATGGGTGCATTGCCCCTCCGGAAGTTCAATACCGGCCCGCTTTACTGCACGCTCAAAGGCTTTTCTGCATGGCGTGAATAACTTCCCTCTGTGCTTGGGGAGTTCGTCATATAGTTCCTGTGATATCGGTACTGTTCTGTTTTTCTTACCTTTTGTCTTTATATAAGTAATTCGGTATTTCGATATTTGGTGGCCATGCAGGTTTTCGGCTTCGCTCCAACGTGCGCCGGTAGCCAAACATATTTTGGCAATCATTAATAAGCTGGGGCTTTGAGATTCAGCACATGCAGCCAACAGGCGCTTGATTTCGTCCATGGAAAGAAAAGCCAGCTCACCTTCGGCAATTTTGAAGGTTGGAAGTCCTGCCAGCGGGTTTGGTGCTGACCAGTGTCCTAGTTTTTTTAATGTACCGAACACCGATGATAGATTGCGCTGTTCGAGGTTTACCGTGCGGGGCTTAACGGGCGACATAAGCGTCCCATCTTCATTTCGTACTTCACCTTTTAACCGTGCTTCGCGGTATTTCGTAAAGTCACCGGCTGTCAGTTCTGAGGCGATGGGGTCGCCTAGACCATTACAGATAATTCTAAGTTTCGCCATGAGGCGCTTGGGGTCTGCGAGTGTCTGACCATACAGGGAATACCAAAGCTCAATTAATTCTGATAGGTGTCGCCGATCATCCTTTTCTCCTAACCACGGTTTTTTGTTCACTTCTTCCATTGTGAAGCTTTCAAACGCAATGGCTTCGCCTTTGGTAGCAAATTGCTTACGCACGCGCTTACCATTGCGTCCATTGGGATAGCACTCACACAACCATTTTCCGTTCGGCTGTTTTCTGATGGTCATAAGTTAGAGGTTCTTGATTACTTTGACTGCACGTCCTACGACTTCCACATCATCTACAGAACATTCAAATGAAGTGTCATCTTGGTTAACTACTATTTTGTTTCCGGGTATGCGCGCAATTTTAACGATGCTTTTAACTCCGTCCATATCGACTAACCAGAAGCCATTACTGACTTGTTTAACGGACGTATCCACTACAAAGCTATTATTAGCTGTTTTAACAAATAAAGCGTTGGATGAGTCACCATCGAGCAGGCTGCTATCAAGAAGAATTTCATCACTTGGCTGCAGTTCGCCGTTCTTCAGTTCAACACGTTTGATGCTAGGAGCAACGATCTTAGAAAGTGGTCTTACAGTGACAGGAGGTTCATTTTTGAGATTTGTTTCTTCGTTCTCACACGCATACATATCTCCTTGACCAGTAGCCAGCCATAGAAGGGAAGCTCCTGTTTCAAGGGCACATTGAATTACCCATTCGGCAGGAAAGCTATCCCTTAAGTATCTGTTAGCCATAGTGCTTTTTGATACTTCCAGATGTTCGCAGAGCTGCTGTCGTGAGCTGAAGTTGTAAGCCTTAATAAGCCTGTTAATTGCATCGCGCCCACCACTATCATTTCCCGCCTTTATTAAACTCATAATCAAACCTCTTGACGTATATAAAAAGTGATCCTAATATCCATTTATGGTTTGAAAAGCAAAACCAAACCACATAAAACAAGATAAAACGAAACCAAACTAAGAGATACTGCACTATGAGTACTGATATTTCAATTCGTGTACCAAAAGAGATGGCAACGCCTGCTGAGTTCGCGGAATGGGAAGGTATCTCCCGCGGCTCCGTGTATCAAAAAATTCACCATGGTCAGCTTGCTAAATACATGGTCAAGAAAGAAAAAAACAAAGGCCGCGTAAGCCTGCGTTATTTAATGTACAAAACCGATCAGGTCCGTGAATCCCTCGGTCATTCCAACTTCCGCGTCATTGTTGGTAAGTAAGTTCAATTATGAGAACTTTCTAAGGGGGTAGCATGTTTGATTATAAGATTTCCAAACACCCGCATTTTGATGAAGCCTGTAGAGCTTTTGCACTACATCACAATATGGCGAAGCTGGCAGAACGTGCAGGAATGAATGTTCAGACACTGCGAAACAAACTCAACCCAGATCAACCGCATCAGCTCAATGCGCCAGAAATCTGGCTGCTTACCGATCTGACAGAAGACTCAACGCTGATAGATGGTTTTCTGGCACAGATTCACTGCCTGCCATGTGTACCGATTAATGAGGTAGCAAAAGAGAAACTGCCACATTACGTCATGAGTGCAACCGCAGAGATCGGGCGTGTTGCGGCAGGTGCGGTTTCTGGCGATGTAAAAACCAGTGCAGGCCGTCGTGATGCGATCAGCAGCATTAACTCTGTTACACGACTGATGGCGCTGGCGGCTGTTTCATTGCAGGCCCGTTTACAGGCTAATCCTGCGATGGCGAGTGCAGTTGATACCGTGACTGGCCTCGGTGCTTCATTCGGTTTGCTGTGAGGTGCTTATGCTGACGAAAGAACCATCATTTGCATCGCTGCTGGTAAAACAAAGTCCGGCAATGCACTACGGTCACGGCTGGATCATGGGTGAGGATGGTAAACGCTGGCATCCGTGCCGTTCGCAAGATGAATTGTTGGCAGAACTATCAACGAAAAAACGGGGGAACAAATGGCTATTGAAGGCGCTGCGGCGACTGTTCCATTAAGCCCCGGTGAACGCCTGAATGGACTTAATCACATTGCGGAATTAAGAGCGAAAGTTTTTGGTCTTAATATTGAGTCAGAGCTTGAGCGGTTTATTAAAGATATGCGTGATCCACGGGATATTAATAGCGAACAAAATAAACGGGCACTGGCTGCCATATTCTTTATGGCAAAAATTCCAGCTGAACGTCATAGCATCAGCATT